TGAATGGTTACTTCGTCGGGATAGAGGTGAAAGCGGATGCTAAGAGCAAACCAACCAAGCTACAGGTTGACTGTATGGCAAAGATCGAGCGGGCAGGCGGCAAGTGCTTTGTCATCTATGATGATGCCACGCTGGCTGCTGCAAAGGATTACATCCAAGGGCTTGACTGATGCTGGTGCTTGAGAAGGCTAAGGCGCTTATCCTCAAACTGGACCATCCTGCCCGGGTACTGGAAACCATACCGTCTGCTCAGGCCGTGCATCTGCAGGGTCATGACGTGGTGGTCGTACCGCACAAGGTGCGGGAGGTTGCCATCCTACGGCGGCTTGGGATCGAGGCCCCGTCACCCATTGAGCATTACTATGAGTGGCCTGGGCGGTTCCAACCATATGAGCACCAACGCAAGACCGCTGCCTTCCTGACCTACCACAAGAAGGCCCTGGTGCTGAACGAGATCGGCACTGGCAAGACGCAGAGTGCCCTGTGGGCGGCTGACTACCTCATGCGTACAGGCAGTATAAGTAAAGTGCTTATCATCTCCCCGCTGTCCACACTCAACCGTGTGTGGAGTGATGCCATCTTCATGGGCTTTCCTGACCGCAAAGGTATCGTGCTGCATGGCTCGGCTGAACGTAGGAAGAAGTTGCTGAGAACGGATGCTGACTTCTTCATCATCAATCACGATGGTTTCCCAATCATCTCCGAAGATACCACGGGGATGTTCGATCTGGTCATCGTTGACGAAGCTGCGGTGCTACGCACCCCAGGCACGACACGGTTCAAGGTGTTCAGGAAGTGGATGGACAAGAACCCAAACGCGCACCTGTGGCTGATGACCGGCACACCGACACCTAACGAGCCGACTGATGCGTGGGCCTTGGCCAAGCTGGTTGATAGCCCGTACTGCACCCAGACTTATACGGCGTTCCGTGATCAGGTGATGTTCAAAGAACGCCAGTACCGTTGGTTGCCGAGGCCCAATAGTATTGAGACTGTGTACCACATCCTGCACCCAGCGGTGCGCTTCACACGTGACGAGTGTTTCGATCTCCCTGACACTATCATACAGACAAGACAGGTAGAACTTACACCTGTCCAGAAGAAGCACTACGACACTATGATGCGCCACCTTATGACTGAGGTATCTGAAGAAGGTAGCACGATCACGGCGGTCAACGAAGCGGTTAAGGTCCAGAAGCTGGTTCAAATTGCTTGCGGTGTGGCTTATGATGAGGATGGTAACAACGTCGAACTTGACTGCTCACCGCGTGTCAACGCTGTGAAGGAGATCATTGAGGAAGCAGGGCAGAAGGTCATTATCTTTGTCCCACTGACCGGCACACTGCACATGCTTGAACGTGAGCTGAGTAAGAGATGGTCAGTTGCTGTGGTCAACGGCGCGGTCAGTTCGTCTAAGCGTTCGACCATCTTCAAGAACTTTCAGGATGCGCGTGATCCGCATGTGTTGATCGCGCACCCTGCTACAATGGCTCATGGCTTGACACTCACCGCTGCCAGTACTGTGATCTGGTACGGGCCTGTGACGAGCAACGAGCAGTACGTTCAAGCTAACGGACGAATTGAACGTATTGGTAAGCGTAACGTGTCGAACGTCATCCACATTGAGGCCACTGCGCTTGAACATAAGATGTACGAACGGCTCAAGGGGAAGCAGCGGCTACAAGGGCTGTTGCTGGAATTGATACAACAAGCGAGGTAGACAAATGGCAGAACTAACAGTTGACCAAGTTGTCGCTGGGTATATTACCCTGCGACAGCGGAAGCAGGCAGTCGAACGTGAAGCAGAAGAAAAAGTCAATGACATAAAGGCAAAGATGTCAAAGATGGAAGCATGGCTTCTCGAACAGGCTAACGTGCAAGGCGTCACATCCTTCAAAACCAACCACGGTACAGCATTCGTGACCACCACGGACTTTGCCAATGTGGCTGACTGGGATGCAGTGCTCACATACATCAAGGACAATGAAGCGTTCGATCTTCTTGAGCGCCGTGTCAGTAAAAGCGCGGTGCGCGGTTATATCGAAGCCCGTGGCGCAGTGCCATCAGGTGTGAACTATGGCACCAAGTTGGAAGTGAACGTACGCAAACCGACAGCGAAGGGGGATGGGTAATGATAGGTAAGTGGCTGCTACGCATGATGCGTAACGCAGAGAAGGAGGTGTACGGACAACAGGTACCGGACAACAGGCCGGACCACTTGAGCAACGCACTGTACGATAGCCAGCCGGTCGTGACGGTGTTCCGTATCACAAACGGGTTTGTTGTTTCTCACAGGGACTTAAATTCACACCAGAGCACCCTGGTGTACTGCAAAGAGGTCAGTGAGATCGGTGATCAGATCGCCACGCTTCAAGCACGGGCTGCGATGGGTGTCCCACCTAATGTGAATATGGGCACCAGCGGTGCCATCAGCGGCGCCCTCTATAATGGCATAGCTAAAGCCGCCCAACAACAACTTCAGTATCCACGCTCATAACAGGAGAAACCCATGAGCAATCTTATCCTAGCTAACGTAAAAGTCCCGGCGCACCTTGCGGCGCGCATGGGTCAACCCTCTGCCCTGGCACAAGCCCTGGCCGGTGGTATCACCGGCGGCAGCGGTGACTTTAGCCGTATCTCCATCAAAGGGTCGCGTTTCCGTATCGTCGAAGACGGTACTGAGACCGTGCTGAAGGAGACTCAGCTTGATGTAGTTATTGTGGGTGCTAACGCCCGCTTGTCCAAGGCTTGGTATGCCAAGGAATGGAACAAGGACAGTGAGCCGCAGGCGCCTGACTGCTACTCCCTTGATGGTGTCGGCCCCCACCCGGATTCAACCAGCCCGCAGAACGACCTGTGCGCCAGTTGCCCACACAACGCATGGGGTTCCAAGGTGACGCCGAACGGCCAGCAAGTTAAGGCTTGTGCCGACAAGAAGCGGCTGGCCGTGGTTGCGGCTGACGATGCCACTGGTCCTGTGTATCTGCTGGAAGTGACCCCGGCTGCGCTGAAGGGGCTGAACGCCTACCAGAAGGAACTGTCTGTCCACGGCATCGCGCCTGAGATCGCGCGTACCCGCATCTCCTTTGATACGGATGCGTCCTTCCCGAAGTTGAAGTTCGGGTTCGGCGGGTACTTGGACGAGGAAACCATGGGTGCGGTTGACGACCTGTTCGGGTCGGATAAGGTGAAGGAGATCACTGGTGAAACTCAACCTGCTAAAGCGGCGCCGCCTCCGGTTCCGCGCTCTGCTCCCGTTCGTCAGGTCGCCCCTCCTGCACCAATTCCAGAGGTTGAGGAAGCTGGGGAGGAAGCCCCGGTTCCGGCTGCTGCGGCGCCCAAGCGCGGGTTCGGTGCTGCCAAACCTGCCGCTGTTGCTCCTGCTCCGAGGACTGCAGCGCCCAAGCTTGTTGCCAAGTCTGCACCAGCGGTGAGCAGCGGTGTCGATCTGGCAGATGAGATTGCCAACATGATCGGTGACATGGGAACTGATGATGCCTAACAACCTCGATTTCTCAAAGATCGAGGCGTTGCGCAAGCACATGCTTATTACCACCCGGGAGATGGCTAGTTTATTCGCCGTCTCTCGGGTGACGTACTATGGCTGGGTCAGAGGGCAGACTGTCCGGTCAAAGAACGCAGATAAGGTGCTATCGACAGTACGTATTCTAGTGTCGATTGTGCGTGAACACGGGTGGCCAACACCCGAAGTCCTCGGTCTGACACAACCAATGCGTAAGCACAGGCTGCTTGCTCTGGTTGCTCAGTATCAATAGACTAAGGAGGGGGTTTTTCCCCCTCCTCTTTGGGTAGGGTGAAAGTAGGGGTAGGACATGGATACGCTTGAGTTTCTTCGGCGGGTCCTCCCGTCCGAGGGCTATGTTGTTTCAATAACACTCAACAAAGGCCAAGGACCGAGGCAGGGATTCCACAGTGATATAGCTGCACTGGCAAGTAACATAGACGCGCTGAACAGCGCTGGTAACAACGTGTACTACGCAGTGGCATCTTTTGTTGACCGCCGGGCAGGGCGTAAGCAGGAGAATGTCCATTTAATTAAGGCGTTGTACCTCGACATCGACTGCGGCCCGGACAAGCCTTTCCCGCACTGGAAGCAAGGGCTTCGTGCGTTAGGCGAGTTTGTTGCCACCAACAAGTTGCCGAGACCTATGATCGTGGCATCCGGTAACGGGCTACACGTGTACTGGGTATTAGATCGTGAACTCACTCATGATGAGTGGTTGCCATTGGCCATGGGGCTGAAGGCTATGATCCCGACTGAGGATGGTCGCGCACTGTTCGATCCTGCGGTACCGGCTGATAGCGCCCGGGTGCTGCGCCCTGTCGGCACCGTGAACCCCAAGGGTGGCGGTGAGGTTAAGCTGCTGATCGACGCTGACCCTGTTAGCGTTGAGGATATGACAGCTCTGCTGGTTGGCACTGCCACTAGTAGCACCGTAGTTATACAACCTGCCCGCTCATCCCTGTTGGATGCCCTGGCGGTGAAGCAGGACTTCCCACCGGCTAACCCCGATACGGTCATTGAGAAGTGTGCCCAGGTCGCATGGGCAGTGCAGAACCAAGACAGTGTGCCTGAGCCCCTGTGGTATGCCCTGATGGGTGTGGCCGCGCACTGCTCGGACCCGGAAGAAACGGCCAAGGCTTGGAGCCAGAACCACCCAGGCTATGATGAAGGCACAACCCTTCGCAAGCTAAATCAGTGGCGCAACAGCACCACGGGTCCGACCACCTGTACCCGGTTCGAGCAGGAACGCCCTGACGGGTGCAAGGGTTGCAAGTTCTTCAACAAGATCACGACCCCTGTAAGGCTGGCCATGGAGTACGCACCGGCGCCGCCGCCTGTAGATACACCAGAGCCGCTGACCATGAAGCCGCCAAGACCGTTCAAGTGGCGCGAAGGGGGCGGGCTTCGCATCACCCTAGACAAGTCCGACGTGGACGTATGCACGTTCGATATATACCCGGTCAGTTATGGTAGAGATGAGTCCCTTGGATACGAGACAGTGCGCTACCGGTGGAACCGCCCGCACGTTGGCTGGCAAACCCTGTCGTTCCGACAATCACTCCTGGCTGAGTTCTCCATCAAAGACTTCGCTATCACCATCGCAGATCAGGGTATCGTTCTTCCCACTAAGAAGCAGACGGAGCTATTTCAAATGATGTTGCGGTCTTATATGGAAGAACTGCGGCAGCTCAAGTCAGTGACCAACCTGTACGCCACCATGGGATGGAAGCAGGGTAACACTGAGTTCCTTCTTGGTGATACGTTGTACAAACGCGACGCGAGTGGTTCCGTAACGACTGAGACTGTGAGTGTCGCACTCGGCGCGCAGCGCATTACCGAAAACTTGTACGATACAAGCGGTAGCCTTGAGGCATGGGTCAACTTCACCTCTGTACTAGAGAAGGCCACCATGTCAGTCCACAAGTTCGCGCTGTGCGTAGGGATGGCAGCGCCATTGTTTAGCTTCACCGGGCTCAAGGGGTTGACGATCAGCCTATACGGGCAGACCGGGGCAGGTAAGACCTTGGCGCAGCTATGGCAGCAGTCAGTATGGGGTGACCCAGTGCGGCTACACTACACAGCCAAGTTCACGCAGAACGCCATGTTCTCTCGTATGGGATTCTACAACAACCTACCGGTCACCATTGATGAAGCTACTATGCTGCCTGCCAAGGAGATCGGTGACTTCCTTTACTGGGTATCACAAGGGCGCGATAAGGCTCGGCTTTCCCGCTCTGCTGAGGAGCGTGATGCAAAGACATGGGCGACCATCGTAACCACCTCATCCAACCGGTCACTGGCTTCCATGCTGGCGGCGTCAGGGCTTGAGACTGATGCTCAGATGGCGCGTCTGTTGGAAGTAACGATCAACCCGCACCCCCTGTTCACGCGCAATACCAACGCAGGGCAGAAGATGTACTCATTCCTCAGCACCAACTACGGCTCAGCCGGGCGGGTTATCATCCGCCATCTGTTGGCACTTGGGGAGTCGGGTATCATGGCGACGCTTGAACACCATCGGGGTGTGTTCAACAAGCATTACGGCGCTAAGTTTTCCGGTAGTGAGCGGTATTGGGAACAATGTATCCTGTGTGCCGACCTAATGGGTAAAATTGCTACGGAGCTTGGGCTTATCCAATTCGACTACAAGGACGGCACAGCCTATGTGTTGGCCCAGATTGGAGCAATGCGTAAGTC